TGGAATGTGCCTTCCGGAGTCATCCTCGACCTCACGTGTGGCCCACCATTCGCTGTCCAGGCCATCACCCGCACCCATGTCGCACACCGTTGATATGCTCTCCATGAAGTCACCGAACTCCTCGAGGTGATCCAATACCAATCTGGAGTGCTTATGGCTTTCCTGTGCTGTGGCCGACGGCATTAGACCTGTATGTCCTCCATGCCAGCGGCACGCAATCTAACTATGTGTCCAAGCATGAAGTTCTTGCTTTCAAATCCCTTCATGATGCCAAGCCATTGGTTGCGTAGCAGTGCGACGTCATTGATCAATGTCTCATATTCGATGACCTCGTCCTCGCCATCAACATACTTCTCTGCATCACGTGATGTCAATGCACGTTGGTATGCCTCTAGATATTTCTGGAAGTGTTTTCGCCTTATCTTACGTAACTGTATGTTCAGGTGATTCAGCACCGCTTCTATCTCCTGTAACTGATTGAAACGATGTTCTGTTAGACCAGGCAGGTCAGAGATGTTTTTCTCGACATAGCCATAGATGCTACATTCCTTCTTGGCCTTTTCCAGCTCGTTGCGATAATGCATCAGGAAGTCTGCTAGGGCACCTAAATCTTCGGTTACCTTATTGTACCACATCAGTAGTCCTCATCATCTTCCCGCCAGTATTCCTCGTTCTCTTCCTCATCTCCCCATTCGTCGAGACCTTCATCCTCGCCTTCTTCGGGATGGAGGATGTCAAAGTCTACGAGTGCTGATTTGATGTCGGGATCGCTGACAAAATCACTTTCCTTGATCTGATCACTGCTGTATCCTAAGTTATCTACCAAGCAGTTGATTACCTCACCTGCGGCGGCCGCAGGATCCTTTAACTCATCCTTTATGACTGACCATACTTCAAACGCAGTATTAAGTTCTGACATTTATTCTTGTTCCTCTATGTCCACTTCATTTACCACTGGATCCTCGACAGCCGTCATTTCTGCCTCGACTGCTATGTCCTCCATGGTTTCCACATCTGATTTATTTACTTCTTTTGACTGATTTGCGTAGGCCACCATTAACTTGTCAAGGCACCCTTCCTCATTGTTCTCCCAGGCCTTGCGGAACTGCTTGATGGCATCTGGATCATTCTCATCACCAAAGCGTAATCTGTTGCCGTCCTTGACCAACAGGTTTGCCTTTTCTGCCAGATCAACGAGACCACTGTATGGGTTCATGCCCGTTTCATATGGAATCTTGACCTGTACACTTTCAAATGGCTTGGCGTATCTGGTCTTCATGACCTTGCACGCGGCTCTGATACCCTTGACCTCAGATATCTTGTTGCCATCCTCATCCTCTTTCAGTTTGAGTTTCTTCATGGCAACAACGATACTTGATGCGTAGATGAATCCCTGTCCACCTGATATCTTATCATCTGGATCAAACATGTCCTGACTTGCGTAAGTGTGGTTAGTTGCCACCAGGCCAACGTTACAACTACCAAACATATTGACGCAGTTACGCACGAGTGCCGTCAGTGCCTTGGGCTTACGACCTAGGTCACCTTTAAGGTCACCCTTTTGGAACTGATCAACATCCGTTGGAGTCAGTAACATGCCAAGCGAGTCAATGACGAACAGAACCTTAGGACGATCTTCCTCTGACATGCCTCTGTACTCACCCATGAAGTCATTGACAGTCTTCGCTACATCATCAATCATGGCCATGTTGAGTTTTAGTAGTTTTTCCTCTGACGTGTCAACATTCAATGCCTTTAACCAGTCCTCGTCGAGTGCGTTCTCTGAGTCAATCAATACCACGAAGATGCCCTGGTCCTGTGCGGCCTTGACTATGTTGCCCGAGCAGATGTATGACTTGCCCGCACCTGACTCTCCAGCGAACACGGTTACCTTGCCCAATGGAATTCCCTTGTGGAAGTCTCCCGAGATCAGGTAGTTGAGGGCATAGTTGCCCGTTGATACCCAATCCGTTGGGTCGTTGAATCCAATGGATAACCCAGCAATTGACTTGCTGATGTTCTTCCTAAATTTTGATACGTCAAATGGTTTGGCCATGCTCTTCTCCTAAGTCTATTTCCATGTAGTCCTTATAACTTATGCCTCGACTCGAGTCCTGCTCAGTCATGAAGTCCACTAGTTCTTCAGTGTTATTATACTTTGATGCTATCAAAGGTTCAAGTTGTTTGAGCAACAATATGTCCGATTTTCCAAATGTTGCCCTCGCTTTTTTCGTAAATTCATTCTCGTAACGTATGCTCATCTGTTCAGGGTACTCCAGCACTCCGTAACTGAAGCCTATGCCAACGTCGTCCGCATAACGTAACATGTTCTCTAGGTCTCCAATGGTGAACACGTTGAGGGTGCTCCAGAACCCCAGTTCCAAGTTCTTGTATCGGTCTGCCAAGTGTTTATACTCTCTTACCACCTTGTCCCATTTTTCCCACTCCACTGGATAGCGGACGTACTCGTGTATCTTCTCGGTACCATCGAAACTAAGTGTAATGATAACTTTGATATCACGTTTTAACAGTTCCTCTAAGTTGTCTAACACTTTTGTACCATTGGTGTTTACCCTGACTATCTTAACGTTAGGTGGTAAATTCTCCAGTAACTTCTTATAGTTCTTTGAATGACTTGGCTCTCACCCATTGATGTCCAATTCAATTATACGGTCCTGTGGTAAACTTTTAAATGCTGACACGTTTTCCAACTTGATGACATTCTTTTTCAAACTGCCAATGGTCGTCGACAGTCCCTCATAGCAGAACTGGCATGCTGAGTTGCACACGTTGTCTAGCACACCACCTATAATCAGATAATCTTTTCTAAAAGTTTCTAATAACTTGTCTCTGCGTATGCTATCTATCCTTATGCTGGTACCACTGGCCAGTTCCGTGGTCTGGCAACGCACACATTCTCGGGGACATTCCTCCGTTCGTTTCAACTGTTTTGCCCACTCACTGGATTCCATGTCCTCATACGTTTGGAATCTGGGTGCGTCTATCATGTGTCCGCAACGACTGACAGTGCCATCCTCGTTCAATCTGGCAAAATGCTCATACCTAGGGCAGTACATTCGCTATTCCCTTTCCCTTGAACACCGTGCCATAGGCCAAGGTATCGTCCTGGGCCAATTTGGTCAATATCTCCCTGGGAGTCCAGGCCTGTCCGGTCATGTCAGCCCATAGTACATAATCCAATCTAAGTGCCATTTCCATCCATTCACTCATTGGTGCTTCTAGATTAGACTTCTTAGGATTGTCCTTGATAATGGGTGCATATTCATTCAACATCTCGATATTGTGTATGTGTATCCTCGACGATGGATCCATGTATCTCATCAGATTCAACAACCAATTGATCTGTGGGAGATAGTGCCTGTCAAGCACGTAACCCTGTTGTCCCAGTAAAAATATTGTTTGGTAATCTAGCTCAAAGTTGTTATGTATATACGTTTGGAATCCACTACGATACCTCTCTTTTGGGTTGCGTAGGAAGACATCTACGTCGGACAGTTTCCTTATCTGTTCATTGACCAATTTCTTGTAACCTTTGAGCTCTGCTTGATCCTTAATAGCAGATCTGCCGCACTTAAATATGGGATATATGTACTTGCCTTTATCCTCAAAGTGTATGACCTCTACCTTGCTTGGGTAGAGTATATCATCTAATCTGGTGAACATTCATACACCTCCGGAAATAACTTGCGACTGTCCAGTCCCCTGCGTTGATCTAATTCGTTCAGTTTGGCAAATGATCTGCCTAGGTCCTTGTTGAATGGTTGCCTAAGGTGTCGCATCATGTTCCTATAACTTTCCTCTAATAGGTAACCTGGCTCCTCATCTATCCTTGACTGTAAGGCTATGCGTAGGTCATCTAGCCTGTCCTCTGGTAAGTTGCGTACATCTAGCCAGTCCGGTCCCAGGATGGGTCCGACTATGAAACTGTTGTTGTGATACCCCCTGTCCTTCATGAAATCTATGCAATCAAATACCGACCTATGATTTAACACGAACCACAACATGTTGAAGGACAATTTGTGATTGCTGTTTATGTTGTTAAGATTGTCCAGGAAGTCCTCCCACTTACCACCATAACGTATGTATTCAAACTCTTCCTCCAGCGTCTCCACGCTTATGGTCCAATGCACGTTCTTGAACTCACATAACTTGTCAAACACCGGTGTTCCCGTCTTGCTTAGATTGGTGTTGACCCTTATGTTGACATCAGGGTTCTCCCTCTGTAATACATCTAGCAGGTGTACATTGTCCTTCATCAGCAAGGGCTCACCTCCCGCCAGGTAAACATGCTTGAGCTCACTGGCCTTCCTGTACACGTATCTCCTGAGTTGGTCGACCCTGTCCTCTGGTGGACTGACCACCTTGATCTTCAACTCATGTTCCCACATTGTGGAATACTCAGGACCACAGTAAACACAGGCGTGGTTACAACTGTTGGTCCAACGCATGTCTATCTTACGCAGGTCAAACGTGTCCTCGCTGTCATAGGTATCCAACGGAACATCCTTGAGCTCACGCAGATAGAATATCCTGTCGCTGATTATGTCATATCCCTTCTTGCCCTTTTCGAGGTCGTAGCAAACGGAACAGCCAAGTCCCTCCTGGTCCCTCATCATGTTCTGCTTGGTTTCCGTGTTGTCGCCCAGGATCTGGAATATGTTCTTGTCCTTGAGATTGCCAATTGGTCTCTGGCTACGTATGCAGTTCAACACGTCACCATTCGAGTTATATTGGAAACCCGTCCATGGTATGGGACAGAAGTGCTTGTTGGTGAGGTACTTCTTAGCGTCCATGGGTGTAGTCCACTCCCAGGCTCAGCTCATATACCTTCATTGATGGATGCACGTTCTCCAGTGTGTGTACCACCATCGCGGCCCACATGTCAACGTCACAGGCCTTGTCACTGGACCATTCTCCGGTCTTGACCTCACCTGGCTTGACCAGTATCATTTGTGGCCACC